GCAGGAAGCGGCGATCGTGAGCCGGGTACCGGAGGAAGCGGGAAAGTCGGACATCGGGGGCGTGTGGTGGGACGAGGAGCGCTGGGACCGGGAGCTGTACGAGGATCTCCTCCGTCTGAACGTGCTGACGGCGGGGGCCTGGGCGAGTGAGTTCTCCACCAGGTTGGAAATTGAGCTTTCGGAGGAGCGCATGCTCCCCTGGCTCCAGGAGCATAGCCGCATCCAGGCCGCGTACATCAACGGGCAGACACGGGACCAACTGACGGAGGCCCTCCGGGCGCCGGAGCCGCGCGACGCGGTCAAGGAGCTTTTCCTGACGGCGATCAGCGTTTGGGTGGGACGTCAGGCGGAATCGGGCATCACGACGGCGGCCAATTTCGGCGCGGTCGAGGCTGCGCAGGCCGGGGGGCTGGCGACGAAGACGTGGCGGGTCAATTCGTCGAACCCGCGCGATTCCCACCTGGCGATGGACGGCGAGACGGTGGGGATCCGGGAGCGATTCAGCAACGGGATGCGCTGGCCGGGGGATCCGGCCGGCGGGGCGGAGAACAACGCGTATTGCCAGTGTTCGGTAGAGTTCGGGAAGTAGCCCGAACACGGATATCAGGACAATAACGGATTAGGACAGAACGGATTATGGAGGACGGATAGATGGCACAGAAAACATACACGGGTCAGATCAAGTTCAGGAAAGACGCGGATGAGACTGGCGAGTTTCGGGCCGAGTTCGCGACGCTGAACGTGATCGACCACGATGGGGACGTGACGGTGCCCGGCGCGTTCCACGATGGGCAGGAGACGCTGATCGAGGCGTGGAACCACAACTATGGTCAGTTGCCCGTTGGGAAGGGCGTCATCCACGAGGTCGAGGACAAGGCGATCGTTGATGGGCGCTTCTTCCTGGATACCCAGGGCGGGCTGGAGCACTATAAGACGGTCAAGGCGCTCGGGGAGATGCAGGAGTGGTCGTACACGTTCGACATCGAGGACAGTGGTTACGGTGAATTCGACGGCGAGGACGTGCTATTTCTGCGAAGGTTGGACGTGTGGGGCGTGGCACCGGTGCAGCGGGGGGCCGGGATCGACACGGGGACGACGGACATCAAGGCAGCCAAAGATGCGGAGGACAGCGGTGCCGGAGACGGCGCTGGTGATGGCGCGGGGGACGGCGAAGGCGAGGCCGGGGACGGTAAGCCGAGCGGGCGATCACCGCGTGATGTGCAGGTTCAGATCGACATATTGAAAGTGGAACTCGAGGAGGTGTGAGGTGGATAAACAGGAGCAAATGCTCGGCCTGTTGAAACAGGCGCAGGATCTGGTGGACGCAGCGGAGGCAGAAGACCGTAACCTGACGGATGACGAGCACGGCCAGGCGATGAAATTCCTGGGCGATGCGATGCAGGTGCGGGACGAGATCAAGACGGATCGCCGGGACGATGAGTTGAAGGCGTCCCTGGGCCAGTTGCTGGGCGATCTGCAGAAGGGGGAGCCGCAGCCGCAACCGCAGCAGGCGAAGGGGACGCTGGGAGAGCGATTCCTGGCAGACCCGACCTGGCAGGCGTGGCGCAAGCAGGTGGCGCCGACCGGGCAATTCACCACCGGGCGGCTGGGAATGTCGCCGGCGGTGATGGTGGGGTCGTTCGGGCTGTTTAAAGGGCGCAAGGATCTGATCTCTGGCGTGGACTCCACTTCCGCGGGTGCGTTCGTGGTCGCGGACCAGACGGGGCTTTACGAGGCGATCGGGCGCTTTCCGACCGTGCTGCGGGACCTGATCAGCGTGCGGCAGACGACCAGCGACGTGGTGGAGTACGTGCGGCAGACGGCGCAGGTGACGCAGGCCGCCCCGACCGCGGAGGCGAACGTCAAGGAGGTCACCGGCGCGACCGGCGAGATCTCTGGCGAAAAGCCGCAGGGGGCGATGAGCTTTGAGCGGGTCAGCGAGACCGTAAAAACCATCGCTGTGTACGTGGGCGCGACGAAGCGAGCCCTGGCGGACGCGGCGCAGATCCGGGGGATCATCGACCAGGAGCTGCGCGAGGATCTCGTCGATTGCCTGGAGGACCAACTGTTCAACGGGAACGGCGTGGGCGAGAACTTTACCGGCCTGACGAACCAGGCGGGAACACTGATACAGGCGTTCAACACGGACATCCTGACCACGACCCGGCAGGCGCTGACGACGCTGCTGGTGACAGGCCGGCAGATCCCGACGGCGTGGACGTTCAGTCCGACCGATTGGGAGACGGTGGAGCTCATCCAGGACAACGACGGGCGCTACTACTGGGGCGGGCCGCTGGCACAGGGACCGCCTCGGATGTGGGGCGTGCCGGTGGTCCAGAGCTTTCACCAGACGGCTGGATCGGCCTGGCTGGCGAACTGGCGCAAGGCAGTCTTGTGGGACCGCGAGCAGGCCACCATAACCGCCACCGATAGCCACGACGACTGGTTCATCCGCAACATGGTGGCGATCCTGGCGGAGATGCGGGCGGCTTTCGGGCTGATCCGCCCCTCGGCGTTCATCAACGTCGAGCTGGCTTAACGCGGATTACAAGACAACAACGGATTCAGAAAGGAGCGGATCAGGATGGCGCTGCGAGTCAACGTCGTGTGCCGGAATCTGAACGATGACCGGGTGCTCCCGCGGTTCGCGAGATACCTGCGGGATCACTTGGGCTGGACGTTGACCGCAGCGCCCGATCCGCGCGCTGACGTGGTGTATCTGAGCGGGTACTTTGAGTCGCAGAAGTGCAAGCCGTGGCCGAGCGTGCCGGTGGCGGCGCTGTTCACGCATCGAGAGGAAACGCCGCCGGGCAACGCGAAGGCGAAGCTGTTCGACGCGGTGGCCGGGCGGGTGGCGGTGCGGGTGGCGATGTGCCGGCTGTATGCCAAGCCGCTGAGTGCCTACGGGCCCACGGTGCAGCCGCCGCTGCCGGTGGAGCGGGATCGGTTTACGATCAAGCCCGCTTCCTCGAGGGGGAAAAAGGTTGTTGGATTTAGCGGCTACACGTACCGGAATCACCGGAAGGGGGAGGACCTGGTCAAGGCGGTATTGGCCTCGAGGGTCGGGCAGAAGGTGGAATGGCGGGCCTCGGGGCGGGGGTGGCCGGTACCGACGACGCGCTACAAGTGGGAGGAGATGCCGGCGTTCTATCAGGGCCTGGACGTGCTGGTCTGCCCGAGCCGGGTCGAGGGCGGGCCGATGCCGGTGCTGGAGGCGCTCTCCTGCGGCGTTTCTGTGGTGATTCCGCGAAATGTAGGCATCCTGGACGAACTCCCGAGCACAGAAGGCCTCCACAGGTACGAGCGGGGGGACGCCAAGGGGCTGGTGCGGGCATTGGAGGCGGCGCTGGCCAGGCAGGTAGACCGGAAGGCGCTGCGGGCGATCACGGAGCCGTACACGGTGGAAGCGTGGTGCGCGGCCCACGCCGCGATGGTGCCGCTGCTGCTCGGCGGTGGCCAGGTAGACGCGGGAATCACGGAGACGCAGGAGGAGCCAGTGACACGGACACGCAGGCAGCCAGTTATCCAGGTCGATCCGGTAGAGCGAGGCACGGGGAGCACCCGCGGCATCTATGTGGTGGCGTTTGGAGACCCGTCGCGCACGTGTGCCAAGACGCTCTTGACGAGCATCAAGATGCATATGCCAGATATACCGATCTGCCTGTGCGGAGCCAAGAAAATTGGACTTGAAGACGTGTTCGTGAAACAACCGGACAGCGACGTGGGCGGCCGGCGGGCGAAGCTGAGGGCGTACGAGCTGGCACCTGCGGAGTGGGAGACGGTCCTGTACCTGGACGCGGACACGGAGGTCAAGGCCCCGATCTATCAGTATTTCGAGTGGATCGAGGCCGGTTGGGAGTTTGTCATCTGCAAGGATCCGCATCTGATGGACACGATGCACGCGTTCGAGCGACGCAACAACAAGATCGAGTTGGCGCAGATCAAGGAGGAGATTAGCACGCTGCACGCGCTCCAGATCAACGGAGGCGTGTGGGCATTCCAGCACGACAACGCGCGCGTGGCGGCTTTCTTCCAGCGCTGGCGCGAAAATTGGGAGGAGCACGCGCAGCGGGATCAGGGGGCGCTTCTGAGAGCGTTGTACGCGGATCCGCTGAAGGTCTTATGGCTCGGAAACGAGTGGAACACGTTTGAGAAGTATTGCCGGGGTCTAAAGACGGCGGGGCTGATGCACTATCCAGGGCGGGCGCGGCGCTGGCGGGGGATGATCCCGGGGCGGATCGACAGCCCGGAGGCCTGGGCCATGGTGCGGAAGCATGAGGGGCGGCAGAAATGACGATGGACAT